CCGCCTGTAAAATATGTCTTTATGGTTGTTTTTGCCATTACTTTGCCCTTTCTGCCTGCCTCGCGCGTTTGAATGTTGCCGTCATTGCCGCCACGGTTTCCATGTCGCGCGATTGCACGGTCAAATAATAATTATTCGTGCCGCCCATGCTGCGGCTGTCCTCTGCGCTGTATACCCTGCTCCCCTGTGGCAAGGATACCAGCTCCGGCCCGCGTTCGCCGACCCATGTCAACCCGCCGGGCCAGTAGTCCGTGCCGTCCGCGTTGCGGCCTATGTTTTTGCCAAGACCGCCGCTCCACGCGCGGGCGCTCGCCCCCTCGTCGCTAAAAACCTTGGCTATGTTTTCGCCGTAGCGCGTAAGGTTGCTGTCGTCAAAGCCCTTGCCGCTGATAAGGTTAAACAGCTGCTTAAAAAGCTCTATCACTATGGCGATGGTGTTAGCTACTATGGTCAGCGCGTCGGCCAGCACGCCCAGCGCAAGCGCAAGCGTTTGCAGCACAGGCACGCCATCCTCCGCCGTACCGAAAAGCACATCAAAAAGCGGTTCAAGCGCGGATACCACGTCAAGCAGCGCGCCGAAAACCTCCAAAATGCCTGAGCCCTCGGCGGCTTCTTGCAGCCGCACGAAAAGGTCAGTCCCTTTTTGCGTCAGATTCTCGACCGATGGCGCCATACCCTTGGCGATGGTATTTTTTAGTCCTTCGCCCGCTGCGTCGAAGTTATTGACAGCTAAGGTCACATCATTCAGCGCGGCGAGCGTTTCCTCGTCCATTACCACGCCAAATTCGTGCGCCATTTTCTTGGCTTCTTCCAATCCTGCCGCGCCCTTGTCCAGCAGGGGTATTATCTTTTCGCCCGTGCTGCCCAGCAGCTTGCTTGCTATGGCGTTGCGCTCTGTTTCGTCCTTCATCCGGCTTAACTTCGTTATAACTTCGTCAAACAATTCGGATTGAGACTTAAAAGTGCCTTGGCTATCCTTGACCTTTATGCCCAGTTGGGCAAAGAGTTCAGCGGCCTCGCCGCTTCCGGTTGCCGCATCCTGCGCCTTTTCGGCCAGCATGGATATATCGCCCTGCGCTGCTTCCGCGCTGCTGCCCACGGTCTTTAGTACATAATCCCATTCTTGGTAGGCTTCTGTGGTCATGCCCATTGTGCGGGACAGATTTGTGACTTCGGTGGCGTGCTTGCTTTGCTCAAGGGTCAAGTCCACAAGCGCTTTTTCGACTTCTACAACCGCCGCGGCTAAGGCAGCAAATGTGCCTATCGTCACAAGCGTCTGCGTGTCGATTTTAAGCATCCCGTTAAGGGTGTTGGTCATTTCTTTCGGTAAGCTTATCCCAAATTTCCCGCCGACGTCATTCAGCGCGTCGCCAAGGTCTTGGGTGTTTTCTTCCGCTTCGCTTTCTTTTTGCCCAAAGTTTTCTACGGCATCCTTGCTTTCTTCAAGCGCGCGTTTTTGTTTCAGCAGGGCGGCTTCGGTATCTTTTACTGCTTTGGCCATGCGCATGGTGCGGGCATCATTTTCGCCGTATGCTTCCGTCAGTTTTTTTAATCGTTCCTGTTGCAGCTCCTGCTTCTTCGTCAATTCACCGACAATTTTATTAAGATTTTTGTTTGTTGCGGTTAATGCCTCGAGGCTATCCTCATTGCCCTTGAATTGTTCCTGTAGCCTTTTGCTTTCAGCGTTAAGTATATTCAGGCTGCCGTTTATGTTGCCAAGCGCTTGCCTATATTCTTTTTCGCCTTCCGCGACAAATCGTGTTCTAATATTCGGCATCGCTTTATACTCCTAAGTATTCCGCAAGGCTTACGGGCTTCTCAGCCTCTTTCGCCTTGCCTATCTCTTTATACGCTGTTAATATTTTTTCTATGCGGTATGGCGTTGCAGTTGCCCAAAAATCACGCTCGGGCAGCCGTAACGCCATCACCCACACAGCAAGATACCATGCAAAATTCAGCGGTTTGCCGCTGTCTCCGTTTTTTTTTCTGCGTCCTCGCCGCCCGCGCTTTTCAACGCTTCGGTCACAAGGGGCAGTACAACGCCGCTTATATAGCCCAGTTCACTTATGGGGATTTCGCGGCCTACCTCGCGCACGGTCAAGTCGCCGTCCGTAGCGTCATTTATCATCGCTGTCAAAAATGTCAGCGTCGCCCGTATGGTGCTGCCCTTAAACGCACGGGATATGTCGCCGCCGTAGGCTTCCTGCACGTCCGCCAAGACATTCATATTGCAGCACAACTTTATTTTTTCTCCGTGCCACTCAAACGGCGCGGTTTTAAGCCTAATATCGTCCATGCGGCCTCCTTACGCGCTCGCGCCAAAGCAAGCATTTATCCACGCTATGGCATTGGCGGCATCGTCAAGCACGGCCACCTCCATTATGTCTTGTGTGTCCGCGTCGCTCGGCAAAAATTCGCCCGTTGTTGTCGGGGTCTGAAATTGGATGTTTTCGCCCTTGGTCTGCAAATTCATCGCAGGCTGGCCGAAAAGCACCTTATGCACAAAGCAAGCCGTTACCTTGTTCGAGCCGTCCCGCATATCGGGCGCATAAAAGCCAAGGCCGACATACTTAGGTGTATCCTTCGCCGTGGTCAAAAGGCTTTTGGTTGCCGCGGTAGATATGGTGCGGGATTTTTCGGTTACGCCAAACATTAGCTTCTGGGCATCGTCGGGTATATACTTCACGCCCGCGGATATCGTGCCGCCCGTTACTTGTTTCATATATTCAGCGAGTTTGCCTTCTGCATATAATCTGCCCTCGGCAGATGTAAGATTAAGCTGCACAGTCATAGCGTCGCCCATGCTTGTGAGGGTGTCGTATGTCACCGTGCCGCTTGCGTTTTTGTACTCGGCCACTTTCAGGCCGCGCAAGTCAAAAGTAGGCATTTAATTTAGTCCTTTCTCCTTCAGGTATTGTTCTGTTTTCTTCTCCATCAATTCTTCATACTCTTTGCGGGCTTGTTCTTCCGCTTCCGTCCAAAAATGTGTGCCGCGGTAATTTGACCGCCCGTAGTTCAGGACATATGCGATATAGCTGTTTGCAGTGCCCTTCGAGTTTCTTTCTCTTTTTCCAGTAGCTTTGACCTCGCTGTATTTTTGCCCGTCCTTGTCTTTGCCTTTTGTGATTTTGATAGACCTTAGTAGTTCGCCCGTTTCGCCCGTTCTGACGTGATGGTGCCGCGTTATGCTTTCCTCGATTTTTTTCTTTGTGATTTTACCGCCATCCACAAGCAAATCGTCCACAAAGTCCGCTATGCCGTCCTCGGTCGCATGCAAGGCGTTTTGTATGGCGTCTATGCCGTCCACATACATCTTAGCCATATATACCGCCCACACTTGTCGCCGTCATGGGGATGTGATATAGCCCCGTATCCGGCTCGTAGTCCTCGGCATTTACGGTGCAAGTCCATCCCGCCGCCTGCAAAAGTCGCTTGATTTCAAGCAGTTTCGCCTCAAACGGCACGGTCTTGGTGTAGTAGTCTACCGCGTACAGCACAGACGTTTCAGCTTCGACTCCCTCGGCGTACAGCGTTGTCGATTGGGTGATAAGCTGATAGGTTACGTACTCGGCTGCGTCGCCCATGTAGGGCGGGTGGCATACGGTGTATTTGTCTTGCAATATTTCCGCAATCGTCATGCCGTCACCACCCTTTGTACTTTGATTTCCAAAAATTCGCAGCGGTCGTTGACGTTGTTGATGCTTATCACCTCATACGGATCCGTGTCTCTTTCCCGCCATATGCGGCTTTTGACCGTCACCAACGGCGAATAGCGCATGGTTATCGTTGCGGGTTCGCGCAAATGCAGCTCAGCGGCCTGATATATCTCCGCGCCGTGCGCGTTAACCCACTTGCACCACACAGGCCGCGTAAATGCGTTCACAAATTCTTCGCGGCTAAAGCCGTCCCTTATGGTATATACGGGGTTTTTTATGGTGATTTTTGTTCGCATCTCGCCTGCGTTTGCGCGTGCCGCCATCAAAACCACCAGCCTTTGTATTGCCGCAGCATGGCCTGTGCCGCCATGTCAACTTCGCTTGTGTTTGCGGTTGTGACGGCTTCGCGGTTGGCGTACCAATGCCCAATCAGCAGCAGCATTGCCTGCCGTACCATAAATGGCACATACCCGCCCGCCGTGTATGCGATAGTCGCATTGGGTTCATTTACTGTCACCGTTCCGCGCCGCAAGTCCGCCGTATACTCCACGGCCTTGCCGTCTACCGTCACGCTGTCAATACTTTTTACTGGGCAACGCGGCAGTTCGGTTGTTCCTGCCGCGTCCGTCAATGCGGTTATTTTCTGCGGCGCAAACGCGCGGCCCGTATAGTTTTCGCAGTATTCCCGCGCCGCAGCGATAAGCGGCAAAATTATCAGCATATCCTCGCTGTTATCGTCGGGGTTAATGCGTAGATGCATCTTTGCCGCATCGAGCGTTACAGCCTCGTTCATTATTGTTTGCGTCAAAATTTGTGCCGCCATATCTAACCTCCGTTCTTGCGCGGGGCAAAACGCCCCGCGTGTTTATCTTATGAGCCCTTAATTTTAAGGCGGGCAAACGCTTCGCCTACCACGGGCGCGCCGTCGCCAAAGTACTCGACCAGATATCCAATTGAGTTATTAGGCGCATACAGCTCGTTGAGCACCTGTATGTACAGGCCGTCGCCGTCGCAAATCATATAACCCGTCCTAAAGTCACCGTATACCGCGGCGTACTTGCCCGCCGTGTAGGTATTGGGCGCATATTCGCTCATGTACACGGGTGCTCCGAGCAGCCTGTCGGGCTGTCCCATCTGTACGGACGGCTGCCATATATACTGGCCGTCGCTGCCCTTGAGTTTGGCCAGCGTCTTGCACAGGTCGCGGTGCATCACCCAGGACGCATTGCGCGTATACTGCCCCTTAACCGCGTACTTGGTTTCGATCATATCGTCTGCGGTTATTGCAGCCGCGGCGCTTGTAATGTCGCGGGCTTCGGGTACTCCGTTCGCGCTTGCAACAAAAACGCCGAGCGGGCCGTTGGTGCCCGCGCCGTTCATGTAGGCGTTCTCCTGCGCGGCCTCGACTTTGTAGAGTATCCTGTCAAGCACCGTCTGGTCGGGCGAGGGCGCGTGCCGCATAAGGGTTCGGGATATCTTTATCAGCTTCGCAAGGCGCTGGGGTTTGAACTCCCTGCGGCCAAACGAAATAGTTGCTTCTTCGGGCGCTGCTGCAATTTCGGTTGTCCACTCTATGTCGGACGCATCGGCGGTAAGCGTCGGGTAACCAAGGCTCTGCGCATTGCCGATGGGGCCGACAACATCACAGATCTGGCGCATAAACATATCATCTTTTAATCCGGCTATCAGCCTGTTCACAAACTCAACGGGGGCAGTCAGATAACCCGCGTTTGCATTTGTGCCAAGGGTCTGCGTGGTGTTTCGATACGCGGTTATGTCGCCCTGGTCGCCCCGCAAGGCGCGGCCAAACATTTCGCCCACTTTGTTCTTTGCATTATCCTGCTGCTTTTCGACGATTTCTCCGGCAGCACGCTCGCGCTCAAGCTGCTTCTGTTCGCGGGTTATGCTTGCGTTAAGCTTGTCAAACTCTTTTTCAAGCCTGTCATACGTTGCCTTGTCGTCCGCGTTCATTTCTTCCGCGTCATTGCGGTTCATTACCTCGCGCAGCTGGGCGGTTATCTTCGTCCTTTCCTGCATCATCTCATAAATTTCTTTTGCCATTTCATACCTCCAAAATTTTTAATCTCATGGCCTTAAATCTTTCGCGCTGTTCCGCCAGCGCTGCGTTTGTTGTATCTGTTGTGGGCTGGATTTCTCCCCCATTATCAGGCTCATTTATATCGGGCGCGTGCTTATAGCGGGCAAAATACTTGCCCGCGTTTGCGCACGCCGCTATTTTTTTATTCTCAATCAGCTCATCCGCAAAGCCCGCTTCCTTCGCTTCCTTGCCGCTCATCCACGTCTCCGCGCTCATCATGGCCGCTATTTCGTCCTTGTCTTTGCCCGTGCGGGCGGCGTATA